TGACCTTGACGTTGATTCTAACGGTCGCTGGAGCGTTGAGAAGTTCAAAGGTCTCCTGTTCCAAATCGAGCGTGATGCTAACGCAATCGCACAAAGAACTCGTAGAGGAAAGGGCAACATCATTCTGTGTTCTGCAGACGTTGCCTCTGCACTGACCATGGCTGGTGTTCTTGATTACACCCCTGCACTCAATGCAAACCTGAACGTTGATGATACCGGCAACACCTTTGCTGGTACTCTCATGGGTAAGTATCGCGTCTACATCGATCCTTATTCTGCAAACGGTGCTGCCGCTCAGTACTACGTTGCTGGTTATAAAGGTTCTTCACCTTATGACGCAGGTATGTTCTACTGCCCTTACGTTCCTCTCCAAATGGTTCGTGCCGTTGGTGAGAACAACTTCCAGCCCAAAATTGGATTTAAGACCCGCTACGGCATGGTCGCTAATCCATTCGCTGAAGGTAATGTTGATACCCAAGGTCTTGGCAGACTTACTTCAAATAGCAACCGCTATTACAGAAGGGTTCAAGTCAAAAACCTTATGTGATCCATTAGGTACACATATTTTTTCAGGGGGGTTCTTAGGAACCCTCTTTTTTTGTCTAAATAATCAGAAAGAAAGATGGCAGAGAGATACGGTCATAGTACTAAAAGACAAATAGAAAATAGAAATTTTTTATCATCTGTTAAGTTTAGATTTACTCTAAACAGAGCACCAAAAGTTGCATTTCTAACAAATTCTGTAAACATTCCAGGAATAGAGTTGGGTGTTGCTAAACAATCGACATACACTAACAACATTCCTATTCCTGGTGACATGATGGAATTTAATGATTTTAATATTAGATTTTTGGTAGATGAAGATTTAAAAAATTACATGGAAATTCAAAATTGGATGAGGGGATTAGGATTTCCAGAAAGTCTTCAACAAATTTATGAATTTCAAAGTTCAAATGAAGAATTCACACAACCAGATAAGACAGAAATGAATCTGTATTCTGATGGAACTTTGTTAATCAATACGAGTAATGATAATTTAAATTATCAAATTTCTTTCAGGAGAATGTTTCCTTATCGTTTATCTGAACTTAGTTTTGATGCAACAAATACTGATGAGGAGTACTTCAGTGCAGAAGTCAGTTTTAAATATATGATGTATAATATACTTGACGCAAAAGGCAATTACATACCCAAGAGATACGATTAATTTATGACACTTGATCTTGAAATGATACAAAGCATGTGGGAAAAAGATTCCAAAATTGACATTGATAATCTTCATACTGAATCTTTAAAAATTCCATCATTACATGCAAAATATTTTGATTTATATAATAACATAGTTCTTTTGAGAAAGAACTCAGAACAACAAAAAAGAAAAATAAGACACGAAAGGCATCAGTTTTATTCCGGAAAAGCAGATCCTGATGTCTATATTGATGAACCATTCCAAAAGAAAGTTCGTGATAAAAACGACATGGAGAGGTATTTGAATGCAGATAATAAACTTTCCAGAGTTTCTTTAAAAGTAGAATATTATGATGTAATGCTTAAATACCTTGAGGACATATTTAAACAAATACATAATAGAACTTACCAAATTAAAAATTCCATAGAGTTTATGAAATTTCAATCCGGTTTAGGTTAATGGAAGAACAATACTATATTTTAGAATTACCTATAAAAGCAATTCGATCAATTCATACAGGATTATCACAAGCAGTTCAGAAATGGTCTGGTGGTGATCCACAAGAGCAAGAAGATTTAATCGCGATGAGAGATAATTTCTATAGGTTAATATTAGAATATCAGTTTGACAATATGAACTAAATACACATAACGGGCGTAGTTATGTTATGTGTGATGTAAGAATACACAAAAAGAATGAGGTTTACATTAAGTTAGAATGTGAACCTCATATTTTATACGAACTACAAGAATACTTTACATTTGAAGTTCCAGGGGCAAAATTCATGCCTCAAATGAGAAGTAAATATTGGGATGGAATGATCCGTCTTCTTTCAGTCCATACTGGTGAAATTTATGTTGGATTATTAGATAAAGTTGTTTCAAAATTAAAACTTCATAATTACACTTATGAGTTTGTAAATAATAAATTTTATGGTCTTCCATTTGAACTGAATGAAGAAATTTCAATGGAAGGTGTGAAAGATTATATGCATTCTATTTGTTCTTTTCCCCCTCGTGATTATCAAATTGAGGGAGTATATGGTGCTCTAAGGTATAATAGAAAATTATTGATAAGTCCCACTGCAAGTGGCAAATCTTTGATGATTTATTCTGTTGTACGATACTATGTGGATAAAGGTAAAAAAATTCTTTTAGTTGTTCCGACGACATCTCTAGTAGAGCAGATGTACAAAGACTTTGAGGATTACGGTTGGGATGCTGAGTCATACTGTCATAAAATTTATAGTGGAAGAGAGAAAACAAATGAACACCAAGTGACTATTACAACTTGGCAATCAATTTACAAGTTAGAGAAAAAGTTTTTTAATAATTATGAAGTAGTGATTGGTGATGAAGCACATTTATTTAAAAGTAAGTCTCTAATCAGCATCATGTCGAAGTTACATTCATGTAAGTATAGATTTGGGTTCACAGGTACTTTAGACGGCACACAGACGCATAAGTGGGTCTTAGAGGGAGTGTTTGGTCCATCATACAAAGTGACAAGAACAAAAGAGTTGATGGATAAGGGTCACATTTCTAAATTAGACATTCGATGTCTTACTTTGAAACACAAACCTCAGAAGTTTGAAACTTTTGAAGATGAAGTACAATTTATTATAGGACATGAAAAACGAAATAAATTTATTCGTAATCTTGTGTTGGATTTAAATGGAAACACTCTTGTACTATTTGCAAGAATTGAAGGGCATGGTGTACCTCTATTTGAACTCATAAATAATTCAGCACAGGAAAATAGAAAAGTTTTCTTTGTTCATGGTGGTGTAAATACTGTTGAGAGAGAAGAAATAAGGGAAATTACTGAAAAAGAAAATAATGCCATTATTATTGCTTCTTATGGAGTTTTCTCAACAGGAATTAATATTAAAAATCTCCATAACGTAGTTTTTGCTTCCCCAAGTAAATCACGTATTCGTAATCTACAATCAATCGGTAGAGTACTGAGAAAAGGAAAAAACAAAACCAAAGCAGTTCTTTATGATATTGCTGATGATTGTACTTACAATTCAAGAAAAAATTATACCCTAAATCACTTTATAGAAAGAATTAAAATCTACAATGAAGAAAACTTTAACTATGAGATAATCCCTATTAACATAAAAGCATGAAGAAAATAAAGAACTTATTAAATAGATTATTAAGTAAGATATTTAATAAAAAAGAAGAAAAGAACAAAACAGTTGTAGAAACAATTCTCTTTAGTGGAAAAGCATTAGAAGAAGATTTTTATTCAACAGTTAAACTTAAAACAGGAGAAGAAATCTTTGCCAAAGTAATGGCATCGAAAGATGAAAATAAAACTATGCTCCTTTTGAATTCTCCTATTACTGTTACTGAGTTAAAAAATAGAAGAGGATTGAATGGTTACAAAATAGAACCTTGGCTAAAGACTACAAAAAATACTTTATTGATTATTGATACTAATGATGTTTTAGCATTATCTGAAAATAATGACATAGAAATGATTTCCATGTATGAACAATTTAATCAGTTCGGTAATAACGAACCAGTAAAGAAGACAGCATCAAGAAAGATGGGATATCTCTCTAATGTAAATGATGCTAAGGAGTCTTTAGAGAATCTCTTTAATAATAGCTAAGTAATCTCATCCAAACCTGACAAACAGATTATACACTTAAACCAAAGGTAATGTCAACTCTTTAATAATAGCTAAGTAATCTCATCCAAACCTGACAAACAGATTATACACTTAAACCAAAGGTAATGTCAACTCTTGTTTATTCTGAGTAAAAATGCTATAATTTATAGATAATTAGATTAGTAAACTATATGATTACTGTTGGAACAATGCCTAAAAGAAAAAAGTCTGAGCACTATGTAAATAATAAAGAATTTCTTGCTTCTTTGATTGAATACAGAAATCTTGTGATGACAGAAGCAGTCAAGGAAAATCCAGAGATTGCAATTGAGCAATTAAAAAAGTGGAAAAGTCCCAATAAACCTCAAGTTCCACGGTACATTGGAGATTGTTTTATTAAGATGGCAACCCATCTATCATATAAAACTAATTTTATCAACTACATTTTTATTGATGAGATGGTTTCTGATGGAATTGAAAATTGTATCCAATGCGTATTGAATTTTAATCCAGATAAATCATCCAATCCTTTTGCATACTTTACACAAGTTATTACTTATGCTTTTTTGAGAAGAATTGCAAAAGAGAAAAGACAATTAGAAATTAAAAATAAGATTATAGAAAAGACTGGTTTCAGTGAAGTATTTTGTGATGACAACACTATTGACGGATCAAACTATTCGGACTATAATAGTATTAAAGAAAATGTTCAAATCAAACTTCGTTATTGAATGCAAGTAGCAATAATTACTGATAGTCACTGGGGTTTTAAAAAAGGTTCTAAGGTATTTGAAGAATACTTTGAGAACTTTTATAGAACTGTCTTTTTCCCGACGCTGGAACAGTACGGGATAGATACAGTCATCCACATGGGTGATGCGTTTGATGCTCGCAAAACAATCGATTACGCAAGTTTAGAATGGACAAAAAGAGTTGTCTTTGATCCCTTGTCTAAGTACAAGGTTCATCTTATGATTGGTAATCATGATACTTACTATAAGAACACCAGTCAAGTCAATTCTCCAGAACTTCTTCTTAAATCTTATCCTAATATTAAGACTTATTCCTCACCAACAGAGGTTACGATTGGTGGATTAGATATCCTATTCTTGCCTTGGATTAATGAAAACAATGAGACGCAATCTTTCAAACTTATTAAAAATACAACTTGCGAAATCGCGATGGGGCACCTTGAGCTCAACGGATTTAGAGTTAATAAACAAATCGTCATGGATCATGGTCATGAGAGCAAGTTATATTCAAAGTTCACCAAAGTCTTCTCTGGTCACTACCACACTAGATCGGATGATAGAAGAATATTCTACTTGGGAAATCCATACGAAATGTTCTGGTCAGATGTTGGTGATAGGAGAGGATTCACCATCTTTGATACAGAAACTCTGGAACATTTTCCGGTAGATAATCCATACAGTATCTTTAAACTAGTTGATTATGTTGAAGATGGTATGGATAAAGAAGAAAACTTTGAAAATAAGATTGTAAAGGTTATTGTTCGAGAAAAGAAAAATCAAAGTAAGTTTGAAAAATACATAGAACACCTTTACTTACAAAATCCTGCTGAAGTAAAAATTGTAGAAAACTTTCAAGTGGTCAAAGGAGAAGAGATATCAGAAGATGTTCAGTCTGAGAATACTCTTTCTATCTTGAATAGATATATTACCGAATCCGAAAACGAATTAGATAAATCAATTCTAAAAAACATGATTCAGGAAGTTTATCGGGAGTCTTGCGAAGTTTTTTAAATGTTTATAATAACTATTGATGGAAGAGAAGATGAAGGTGCATATTCAGTAAGAAATGAATTTGAAGAACAAGTTCTTTACATCTTTGAAGAAGAAGATGATGCAACTCGTTTTGCTATGATGTTAGAAAATTCTGGTAGTCCAGAAATGAATGTAGTTGAAGTTGATAAAGAACTGATACTGCAATTATGTGAACTGCATGGGCACAGTTACATAATTTTTGACTCTAATGATATTGTGATACCTCCAATCGAAAATGATACTGTTTAAAAAAATTAAGTTTAAAAACTTTCTTTCTACTGGAAATCAGTTTAGTGAGATTGATTTTGATAAATCAAATACTACATTGATTGTTGGTGCGAATGGAGCAGGAAAGAGTACTGTTCTTGATGCACTGACGTTTTCTTTATTTGGAAAATCTTTTCGTGGAATTAATAAACCTCAATTAATTAACTCTACAAACGAAAAAGATTGTTTAGTTGAAATTGAGTTTTCAATTGGAACTATTGATTGGAAAGTTTGTAGAGGAATTAAACCATCAGTATTTGAAATTCATAAAAATGGAGAAGTATTAAATCAAGAAGCATCTTCAATTGATCAACAAAAATGGCTTGAACAAAATGTTCTTAAGATGAACTATAGGTCATTTACTCAAGTGGTTATTCTTGGTAGTAGTAACTTTGTTCCATTTATGCAACTTACTGCTGCAAGTCGAAGAGAAGTTATTGAAGATTTACTTGACATTAAAATCTTTTCTTCAATGACATCCATTGTGAAAGATAAGATTCGTTTTTTGAAAGAACAAGTTAGAAGTATTGACCTCAAGAAAGAATCTTTTTCGGATAAGATTGAAATGCAAGAAACTTTTATTGATGGCATTGAAAAAAGGGGAAATCGATCAATAAAAGATAAGGAAGATAAGATCACTGAACTTTGTGATGAAGAAACTGATCTTGGAGAAGAAGTAGAAAATCTTGGTTCTGAAATTGAAGACTTGAATAAAAAACTAGAATCTTACAAAGGAGCAAAAGATAAACTTCGTAAGTTAGGAAACCTTAAAGGAAAGATGACGCAGAAGGTAACAACGATTACTGAGGAGCATAGTTTCTTTAAGGAAAATACGGTATGCCCCACATGCACTCAAGATCTGGAAGAACAGTTTAGGTTAAATAAAATTAGTGAATCCAAATTAAAGGCAAAAGAACTGCAAAATGCTTATAAAGAACTTGAGCAGGCAATTCACAATGAAGAAGTCAGAGAAGATCATTTCCTTCAGATTTCCAAAGATGTTTCTAACTTAACGAATGGTATTTCTAAAAACAATTCTCGGATTACATCAATACATCGACAGATCAGAGATTTACAAAATGAAATTCAAAGAACTGCCGAAGACCTTGCAAATCGAAGTATTGAACATGAAAAGTTAGAAAATTTTAGAAAAAGTCTTCAATCATTAACTGAAGACTTCTACAAACAAAAAGAGAACATTACTTACTATGATTACATTTATAGTCTTCTAAAAGACGGAGGTGTAAAAACAAAGATCATCAAAAAGTATCTTCCTCTGATTAATCAGCAGGTTAATAAGTATCTTCAGATGATGGATTTTTATATTAATTTTACTCTTGATGAAGAGTTTAACGAAACAATCCAATCGCCAATTCACGAAGATTTTTCTTATAGTTCATTTAGTGAAGGTGAAAAACAAAGAATAGATTTAGCTCTTCTTTTCACTTGGAGGGAAGTTGCCAAGTTCAAAAACTCAACCAGCACTAATCTTTTAATTCTTGATGAGGTATTTGATAGTTCTTTGGATGGTTATGGTACTGATGAGTTTCTTAAGATCATTCGTTATGTAGTTAAAGATGCTAACATATTCGTCATTTCTCATAAGTCAGACTTACATGACAAATTCCAAAGTGTCATAAGGTTTGAGAAAGTCAAAGGTTTTTCACGTATGGTGTCCTGATACACCAAAGAACAATGCAAGTCCCAAATAGATACCATCACTCCAAGAAGGAGCAGAAACGAAAACTGAAACCTCAGGCAATGCGTTCCCGAAAGGAAGCACTGAGACACTTCAAGAACTGCCACATGACCTCCCCCAAAAAGGGAGGTTCTTTTGTATAGTGACTTCAGTTACAAAAACAGATGAAACCATTTATTGTTATTGCCGGGGGAGTAGTTGGACTTGGTGCCTTAACCTGGGGTCTTGCTTATCATGGTGTTATTTTCACATCAGTCTTTGCTCCACAATATGAGAATGTTCGTAGAAAAACTTTCGAGCAATCAAAATCTTTTCGTACTGGTGCTATTCAAGAACTGCAGAATATGCAGTTTGAGTATATTAAAGCATCTCCCGAACATAAAGTAGCACTCGCATCTATTATTCGTCATCGTGCTGCTGAAGTTCCTGCTGATGCGATGCCCATTGAACTTCAATCTTTTATCTCCAATCTACCTAACTGATCATGAAAACTATTCTTTCTATTGCCGCAATTGCACTTTTGGGAGCAACTGTCACTGGTTGCGTTGAAGAAACTTCTGACAGTAAACAACAAGGTGCTCAAGAACTAATTCTTAAGGAAGCAACTTCACAAACAGGTATGCCTGCAATCAAAAACTTCCGTGAACGTAAGTTGATGAAGCAAATTATTGAGATGAGAGATCAAGAGGGTTTGGTTACATATACTTATACTTTTCCTGAAGTAACTGGTGTTCCTGTGTTTCTTTGTAATTCTGTTGGATATGGTCTTCCCGCAGCAACACAATATACCAATCCCCAAAAATTTGTATGGAAAGGTGGTGATCGTCATCTGATGCCTCAGGCAGATCCTAATGGTCTTTTCTCTCCAGAGAGTGCAGAAGGAACTTGGGTATTGTGTTCTGATCCTTCTGGTAATGGTGAGACTAGACCAGTTTATGTTGAACCTCGTATCATTGTTTCTCCTTTCAAATTTTAAACCACTTCCTAAACTGTCCACCACCTCTTCACAGGGGTGGTTTTTTTATTGTATACTACGTTCATACGAATCAAATCAATGACCGTCAGGCACGAAATTAAATCTCAACTTGCTAAACTTCTTGCACAAGAAGACCTTGTGGTTGAGAACAAGAATGTTGAGACTGCATGTTTCAATGTTCATACTCGTGTTCTGACACTGCCGAACTGGGATAAGGCAGGTAATGAGATATATGACATGTTGGTGGCACATGAAGTGGGACATGCACTTTATACACCAGATCGTGATTGGTTAAAAGAATATAAGATACCTCCACAGTTTGTGAATGTGGTGGAGGATGTTCGCATTGAGAAAATGATGAAGCGTCGTTATGCTGGCATCTCAAAGACTTTTTATAAAGGATATAATGTTCTTGCCGATGAGGACTTCTTTGGTGTTGAGTGTGAAGATGTAAGTAAGATGAATCTTGCCGACCGTGTAAATCTTCACTTTAAGATTGGTAACTTTGTTGATATTCCTTTTGGTGAATATGTAGAGATGCCTATCGTTCGCATGATTGAGGGTTGTGAAGACTTTGATGATGTTCTGATTGCTGCACAGGCACTCTATAAGTATTGTCAGGATCAGATGAATACAGAAACCAAGACTGATATGGATTCATTGGAATCACAAAGTTCTGGTTCATCTGAAGAGCAGTCTGATGATTCTATGGAGCAACAGCAACCTGGAGAATCTGAAGATAGTGCTGATACCGAGCAAGACACCGAGAAAGAAACCGAGCAAGACACCGAGAATGTTCGTCAGGGTGGAGAAACTAATTCTGAACCTAAAGTCGATACTATGGATTCATTACAGGATGCAATCAAAAAGCTTGCATCTATGGATGGAATTGAGAATGTTTATGTAGAACTTCCTAAAGTTAATCTTGATGATATTATTGTTCCAAATAAAGAGATACATGAGAGATGTGATGAACTCTGGGACAATCCACATGATCCCTATCTGTTTGATTATGTTGATAGTGAGTTTCTGAAATTTAGAAAATCAGCACAGAAAGAGGTAAATTATCTTGTCAAAGAATTTGAGTGTAGAAAATCTGCTAATAGTTATGCTCGTGCTACTACTAGTCGCACTGGAGTTTTGGACTGCTCTAAACTCCACACTTACAAATATAACGAAGACTTGTTCAAGAAAGTAACCACACTTGCCGATGGTAAAGACCATGGGTTGATTTTCATTCTCGATTGGTCTGGTTCGATGACCCATGTAATGATGGATACTATGAAACAGTTATTCAATCTTATATGGTTCTGTAAGAAAG